GTGCCACCGTCAGGTGTCGCTGTTTCACCTATTTCCATCGCGAATGTCGCCTGAAGCCTTTTGTTACCATGGGTTTAACGGTGTCGCTATCAGGTGGCTGCAAAGCAATGTTGGCGGATAGAATCCACCCGACTTTTCGACGAAAAATCGCAGATGTGCGGCGAAATATCCCCTAAGTTCTTGAGTAATAAGTAGATACTTTATTTTCACGGTGCATAGAAGATGCCGTCGAAATTTCGGTGAGATTAGAATCGCTCCTCGTCCGGTTCAAGTGCTGTCAGCGTGGTCTCGGCAAGACAGACCCGGTCAGACGCATCCTTGCGGAACAGGTCCATCCGCCGCACGATGCGTGCAATGGATTGAGGGTTCGCTTCCAGCTCGCTCGCAAGCTGAGGTATCGTCATCGGCGTATGCGACACCAGCGACTTGACCCTCTGCCATATCGGTAGCGTGGTTGCGAGGTCGGCGCTACCAGCTAGGTCGAATGTGTCAACGGTGGTGGTTGTGCCGGCGAAGTCCAACTTAATGCCTCGGGTCGAGAGTCGCTGGCCGGTGTTCGACTTGCGGTGGGAGAGGGCTAGCTCGACGGTTGATGAATCGGCCCCCTCATTGTCATTCCGTCGCACATGCCAGACGCTCCGAGCGCCGTTGTTATAGAAGGCCGACCCGAACACCGTCTTGTCAGAGTTGTCGCCTCCCTTGGTCTGGTGGGCAAGACTGAGCGACCCCACGTTCAGGGTCCGCAGCGAACGGAAGAAGCCCGCCGCCACTTCCGCCGATTCTGGCGGCCCATTGAGCGCGAACGCAATCGAGTCCACCACGCAGAATCGACACCCGTATTCGAGCATCCATTTTTGCAGACGCCCCACCTCCGTGACGAGCGGCTGGCTACACCGTACGTAGTGCAACCCCTGCGGCATCGCGGCCCCAAAAAGACGTTGGAGTCTGGCCCGGTGCGCCTCTGGCTCGAATTCAAAATCAATGAAGATCGTCGGTACTTGACGGGCAATCGTGCCAGCGAGATACAGCGCGAGGTACGACTTCGCCGCACCCCCGTCACCAAACAGGATCGTGGGGTGGTCCTTCAGAATCGGCAGGCCGGCAATCGTCCAGGCCGGGTCGTCCGTGGGGAGGTCGTAGTCTGCGAGCGGTTGGATCTCGCTCGACCCCTCGGCCTCGGCACGGCTCACGAGGACCGACAGGCGTTCCAAGGCCGATAGCCAATCCCACTTCGGCTCGCCCGACCGTGCGGCGAGCCCCTTGGCGAGTCCAGCCCGTGTCCGGGCGGCACTCAGATTGGTGGCGGTCCACAGTAGCGTGCCGTCAACGGTGCGGGCGTGCGGAAGGGCAGACGTGGTATTGACCGTCAGTTCACACTTCAGGTCGTCTCGGTCACGGTGGAGATGCGACACCAGAAACGTCACCCCCAGCGTGGGGTAGTCCAGGGAATACGCATCCTCACCCAAGCGGCTGAACACCTGTTCGGCCGTCAGTATATCGACCGCCTCAATGGTCGTGGCGGTCACCGCCTCAGGGTCCGGTGGGTCAGCCGCGAGTGCCCGCAGCGCATCGACAGTGCCCCCGGCGGCAAACCAGTCGCTGGCATCGCCGTGAGCCGGCAGTCCGGGCAGCGGCACAACCGTGGCTGTCAGTCCCGCAGCGGTCAGCTGCTCCCGCACACTGTCAGCGTGCTTGCGTCCTGGCGTATCATTATCGGGAATGATGTAGGCCCGTGCCGGCCGTAGGTCGAGCAGTGCGGCGGTTTCCTCGGCCCTCCACTTGGACGCACCGCCCAGGTTGCACGTCGCGACGAGACCGTGGTCGAAGAGACAATCTACGTCCTTCTCACCTTCACAAATAAACACCTCGGTCTGGCCCACCAGCTCAGGCCAGCGATACGGCACACGGCGACCGGAGGTCTTCCAGACCCAGCCCTCTGGGGTCGGGTGCCGCTGCCGGAACTGCTTGCCTGCCCCCTTGACGACTTCGTGGAGCAGTGTCCCGTCGAGGTCGTGATAAGTGTAGGTCACAGCCTCCGTACTGGACCCAGCGGTCAGTCTCGGGGTGGGGAGGGCCACAGGCACCGGGTCATCATCGTAGAGGTCAGACAGGCTGAGTCCGAGTGTGAGGAGGATGTCATCGAGCGCACATCCCGCGTGACAATGCACGAGAGCGCGTCCGTCGTCACCTTCGGAAATACTCAGGCTGGAGACGCGGTCCTCGTGGACGGGGCAGCGGGCACTGTGGCCGGACCCGGTGGAGCGCACCGCCTCGAAACGAGAGAGCAGATCAGCGAATGTCATATATCCCCACTGCGCGTGTTTTAGCGTGTTTTAGCGTGTTTTAGCGTGTGTTTTAGCGTGTTTTAGCGTGTTTAGGACGATGCGGACGATGCGGACGCAGTCAAACAGGTGTTTTTGCGTCATGTCGAAACAAGTGTGGTGGTGTGCTTGAGCGCCACGCCCGGCACATCCAAATCATCTTTGAGGGCGCGGGCGAGGGCGTTGAGGTCAGGACTCGATACCGTCAGGAGACTCAGCGTGGCCTGCGGCGAGGGTTTGCAGACCGTTGTGAGCCAATACCAAGGCGTCAGGGTCTCGACGCTGCTCCGATTGATGAGAATCTGCGCGGCCACACTCAGCACGAGAGCTTCCATATCCTCTACCGTGCCGCTGTAGGTGGATCGCTGATGCATTCCCGGCGTCAGCGGCGGCGGCGAGGGCGGCGTGGGGACGAGTGCTTCCCCGTCGAGCATCCGGTCGGTCTCGGCCGCAAGCCGCCGGGTCTCCAGGTATTTGGTGGCCTGGGTGTAGGCCAGGATCTTGCTCATGACCTGTTTCTCCACCTCCTTGATGGGGTCCACCAGCGCGTGTTCCTGCTGGTCGAGGGTCTTCTTGGCGTGCGCGAGCGGTTGCTTGGCGTCCTTGTAGATGCCGACCAGAAACTTCCGCAGCTTCTGGAGCTTCTGGAGATAGTCTGATGCGGAGACCGATTGCGCCGACGAGGTCACCACCACCGCATCCGAGAGCAGCAGGAGGTCGCGGGCTTGTCGCTCAATCCCCGGACGTTGGCGTAGGTCCATCGTCAGGGTCTGAGGGGCTGGCGGGGTCGAGGTGATCTGTGGCATCGGGTGTCTCCTGGGATGGGGCGCACATCTTGAGCGCCAGGGTGTAATCGTACGGACTGGCAAACTCGACGCTCTGGGCCATGCGTCCATTGGCTCTCAGATAGAGGACGATACGGCGGCGTTTGCGCGGTGGCAGATCGTCATGGAGCAGGTCGTAGAGCGCCAACTGCACGGAGTGCCACGAGGCCCGACCCCCACTCTTCAGGTCAAGGACCATCGGTTGCCCGTCGTGGAACGTCCCGACCCTGTCGGCCGTCCCCGCCGTGCCGTACTTCGCGGAATACCGTGGTGTCTCGATGGAGGTCCAGATCGGCTGGATGGCATCGCACCATTTGATGTACGAGGTGAGATAGCCGCCGTGCTCCCCCCTGGCGAACGCCGATACGTCCAGGCCGTGGTCTCGGTCGGCGCACGCTTGATGGATGGCGGTGCCGCGTGCTGCGCTCTCGGGTGAGTAGAATTTCGCTGCTGAGCCGAGCAGGCCCGCGTCCGTGATGCGCTGGGTGACGGAGGGAATGATGCGGCCCTCGACGGTGTAGCGGTGCGTGACGGGATCGAATTGAACAGTCATGCAGCCCTCCTCACTTGATGAATTGCACCCGCACCTCGGCAATGGCCCCTTCGGCGTCGAGACGCACCTCGACCGGATACACGCCATCGCCATGCCCGGTAGACACCACGCATCCGAGTGGGTGTTCCTTGGCGATATCGGCATCGCCCAGCCAATCAATGAAGCCGCCCCACGGACCAGCCGGTGACCCCTCCGCGTACCCGCTGGGGTCATACCTCAGATAGCACGGGTCGCCAATCCAACAGAGTCCGGCGTCGATCCCAATCTTGCCAATCTCGGTCCATGTCTCAGTCGGTGTCGTCATGTGGCCCCCAAAGGAAAAGGACCGACCCTGATCGCGCAGGGCCGGTCCAGGGTTAAGCGCTAGAACGGAATCTCGTCCACGGACGTGGGCTTCTTTCTCTTGGCCGGGATGGCCCGAAGGCGCACGCCCCCGACGACTTTTCCGCCAAATTCGACGGACTCGTCGTCAAAGACCACAATGCTCTTCCCACCCCAGTCGTTCACCTCGGCCGTGCCGAAGGCGGCGACCGCACGCCGGATATTGGTCGCGTTCATGATCAACGGCTTGAGATCCGAGAGATATAGAATCCACTTAGTCTCCGATCCACCGTCTGAAGAGTTGATCTCCTCCTCGGCGCACTTGATGACTTTATGGACCTCACCCTCGGCGGTGACGGATTCACGTTTGAGATACTTTCCGGTGCTGATGACGGGCATGTGTGTCCTCCTTGAAATGGATGTGAACGGGTGAACGAGTCACGATGGTACACGCTCACTAGCCACAGGTCAATACTTATCCGCTCATCAGCCGAATTGGTGTATACTCTCACCATGACTACCCTGAAGATCGTCAACCCGGCTGACCGTCTGGAGGCGCTGGTGAGCAAGCACCGGAACCAGACTCGGGCCTCCCTGGCGCTCCAGGTCAGCGAGAGTTACTTTTCTGACCTGATCCGGGGTCGCCGGGCCTGCTCTGACCGGATTCTGAAAAAGCTCAAACTCCGGCGGGTCATCGTGGACGCCCCACGGAGATCACGATGAGCACGGACAGACTGGACGCCTACCGCGCACTGCTCGCAACGGGGCCACCCAACGACGGCCACCGCTGGGGATCGACGCTGACACAGCAGGGTGACCCTGACCGTATAGCGACGGTCTGGTCACGTCTCACACGAGCGTATATCGCCCACTGTATGCTCAGCCAGGACGCTGGACGCGAGGGTGAGAGCTGATGGCACGTCGGAAGACCGTGAAACCATCTGCACCCCCCAAGGTCTCCCCCAAAGCGCGGCTCATCCTAGCGACCACCGTCCGCCAGTTTTACGAGGCAAATGTCATCCGCGCCACCCAGGGTCACTGCTCGACTCGGGATGGTCATCGCTTTGCCGTCGATGCGTCGGGCCGTGCTGTCTTGTCAGGCACAGCGGCCGATCCGGTTGAATGGCTGACCGAGATCGAACACCGCATTGTCGCCTGCGCTGATAGGGAGGAACGGTCGGCCCGGTTTATCCCTGATCACACACGCATCTGCCGTGAAAACGGCAAGCTCTCCTGGGACGGCGCGAGCGCGTATCGGCCGATAAAAAAGAGGTAACGATGCGAATCATCTCCTACGGCGGCGGCGTGCAATCCACGGCTCTCTGTGTCCTTGCCGTGCAGGGCAAGATCGGACACATCGACGCGGCCTTGTTCTCCAACGTGGGTGACGATTCTGAGCATCCGGCGACCATCACCTACGTCCGAGAGGTCATGATCCCGTGGTGTGCGGAGCGAGGACTGCCCGTCCATGAGCTACACCGCGTGAAACGGAACGGCGACACCGAGACACTCTTGCAGCGACTCCTGAAGCCCGGGTCGCGCTCATTGCCGATCCCCGTGCGGATGCCCGACACTGGCGCTCCAGGGACGCGGAACTGCACGGCCGATTTCAAGATCAAGGTCGTCACGAAATGGCTCAAAGCGCATGGAGCCACCACGGACGCCCCCGCCGATGTCTGTATCGGGTTCAGCACCGATGAAGCGCACCGGGCGAACAATCGCAGCCCCAGTCCCTACGAGATCCCGGTATATCCGTTGCTCGACTCACGGCTATCGCGCACGGACTGCAAGAACGTCATCAGCCGTGCGGGGTTGCCAGTCCCCCCAAAAAGCGCCTGTTTCTTTTGCCCGTTCCATCGTCCGGCGATGTGGTCGAAGATGCGCCGAGACGAGCCGGCGCTGTTTTGGAAATCTGCCGATCTAGAGCAGACCTTGCTTGCGCGACGTGAAATGCTTGGCAAAGACCCGGTCTACCTGACACGGTTTGGGAAACCGCTCGCAGAGGCCATTGCCGAGCGTCAAACTGATCTCCCTGGGCTGCTCGACCCCGACACGGATTCGTGCGACGAGGGGTACTGCTGGACGTGAGTTCCACACTTGAGCTGGTCCTGCGATTCGTGTGGTTCGTGGTGGGCTGGGGACTCGGCTTCCTCGCGCTGCTGGCGGTCTATCTCGCCTGGGAAGCGTATCGAGAGTCACGGCCATGAGTATTCTAGATGACGACCGATGGGACGAGGTTTTGCCTCATCTCTACATTCAGACTGGCGGGGGGCTGAATGGGCCACGACATCGCATCGAGGCCGATGATGGCGCTACTCGGTACATGCATATGCAGACTGACTGTGTGGGCTGCGGCAGAATGCATCATCCGATCAAACAGCGTGCGCGATGGGGCACCGTGTATTTCTCGGTGACGTGTGCATTCGGAGACAAGCGTTCGATGCAATGTCGGAATGGGAAAGCCGCTCGGATCGAAGCAGACGCGATTCGCGCAGCCATACAGGGTCTGCCGTCTGCTCAGAATTTGTTTTCATGAGACGCCGCGCTCGCATCGACGGGAACCACGTAGCGATTGTGCAGACGTTGCGAGACCTTGGTGTCTCCGTGTTCTCTACAGCGGGGGTTGGCGATGGCTTCCCAGATTTAGTCTGCGGCTATCACGGCACACATTTACTGGAACTAAAGGACGGCTCGCTCTCACCCTCTCGTCGCCGGCTGACCGACGATGAACGGGAGTGGCATGAGGCATGGCTGGGAGAACCGGTCGAAGTCGTGGAATCACCAGGGCAGGCAGCGGAACTGGTCGAATATTGGGACAGGTTGGAAGTCAGCAAAACCGCAACGTAAATGCTGACTTCCAACCGTGGAATCGCCACCACAGCCGACAAAGCTGGTCTGGCTATGGTAATCAGTGAAATGGTAACTCCCTTTTTTTGTGATGCCTGCCGCAAGTGGATTCCACATCAGCCAGACAAAAACCTGTTTGGCGATGTAGAAACAGAGAAGATTGTCGTTGGCGGAATATGTCCCGCATGTTGTTTAGAGGGGTGGGATTATGACGCGCAACTGAGGGCTAAGCATTACGGGAAGGCGACTTCAAACCGTGACGACGCATCGTTCACACGCAGCACAACACAGGAGGAGTAAAACATGACACTTGCCGCAGTAAACACCCCAGAGGCCGTGGAACCCGCAGGGCGACGGACGGTCGCGAACATCGTGGCGGAGATTGAGGCGCAGCGGGCCGGGTATCTAGAGGCGATGCGTGGTCACGAGGCCGAGACGCGACACCTGCTGGCGAAGATGGCCGCACTCGATGCCATCCTCGATTCCCCGGCGGTGACCTCCCGTGCGACCGCCTGAGGGACCACGATGCCCCAAATGTGGCGACTACCAGACTGAGGTGGTCGTCACCGCCGGGCGGTCGGAGATGTATTGCGTGACCTGCTCGCACGCCTGGACACTACCGGGCGGGCGAGCGTAAGGACGCAGCAGACGACGAGATCGTGCGGGCGAGGGGATTCTGGCGCATGGCGACGTAGACCCCGCAGTCCGGTGGGCAGGACAGTTCGACGACCAGCACGCACCGGCTCGCGCCCCCGCCCATCGGGTCACACCACCGTTCCCACTCAGCAGGCGTCCAGTCGGGCTCAGCGAGCATCCGACGCATGACCTGGATGTCTACGTCCAGCGCGGGCCGGTCGCATGAGGGGGCGACAATAAGCAACCCCACGAGCGCGATGACAGCACGGGGCTTACTCGTCGTCGCTGGCCGCAGCCGCTTGGAGCACATGCACCGGCCCCTTGGTCACAAGTCGAATCGCGACATTGAAGCCCGCCAGGACCAGCGTGAGCGCACCAGGAGGGATCACCCCCGCGAGCGCGCCCGTGACCTCCACCGACGCCGTGAGCACGTTCAGCCAAAATGACTTACTGACAAACAAGCTTCGAGACATGGAGTCTCCTTCGTTGTATGACGCTGACGCGGACCGGAACAACCCCAGCACGCGACTGACACGCCCGTAGATTCGTAGCAACGTGAACGGATTCATCACGTTCCGGTCAGCCCTGCCGCTTGAAGTGCTCCACCTGCGCGAGGCGCTTGGCGGCAGCGGCCTTACTCAGCCCCGGCTTACTCAGGTTCTTCCCCGACTTGCTGACGACCTTGAAGCCGCTCTTGGTCTTCTTGATCATGATGGGTAGGTCTCCCCTTTTTTGACCTGGACATGGATATGCTCATGCGGCTTGCCGGCCCCCTCGAATAAGACCGTGAAACGCGCACCGAGCAGCTCTGCGTACCGCCGACGGAACTTTAGCTTCCGAGCCCTCGACCGCATCGTGTTTTCCAGCGGCCCTTTCGTGCGGAAGTCCAGCGCGTCATCCGTGTAGTGCCGGGAGTTCACCGCATGAGCGCTGTCGTTCGCGGAAGTCACGAGCAGCACCTCCGGGTAGCCCAACTCCGCCTGCGTGGCGAGGGCGCAATTCTCGATGTGCGACAACGCGAGCGTCCGCCGTTGTATCCGCACGCCGTGTTTATAGGCCAGTGGCATTACAGCATTCGCTGGATGATCGAATCGAGCTTGCCGTCCATCGACCGCATCTCATCCAGTGTTTCGAGATGGCGGGCCTGGAGCTGCTGGTACCGCTCTGAGCAGATCGCTTCGTGGGTGTTCACCCGTCCCTCCAGCCTGATCAACCAGACGACCGACCCCACGACGAGCGCCAACATGGCAGCGGCTTCGGCGGCGATGTCCATTACGGCTCCGTGGTGTCGGATTCAAGTTCCTTGATGCGTGCCGCTTGCTGGGCGATCAATAGCTGTTGCTGTGCAAGACGGGCCTCGCGCTCGCCAATCATCATCAATAGGTCATTCACGCCCACGGCTGTCAACTCATTCTCCTGGGTCTTCGTCGTCATCGTCCTCCTCTGGGTCTGGCACTTCTGGCTTCAGCGGCTCTATGATCGGACGGCCGTTTTCATCGGTCCATTGCGTATCGTACATGTGCTGATCTTGCCGCTCTGCCACAACCATCCACGAGACGGTGTCGGTACAGTCGCTTTCTTCACAGTCGATGGTGAGCGTACTGCCAGAGACTGACCCTCGAACATGGAACCAGCCAGTCTCATTTGACGTGAATACCTGCTCATCCCGGCAGAGCAATACCCACGTCCCGACCGTCATACCTGCGGCGACATCAAGGTCCACCGTCGCTGCACCATCCGAGAGTGTGACAGTGCCACGATAGATCAAGTCGGCCTTCGGGCCTTCGATAAAGCTATGAACAAGACTATGCGTGTCCTTCTTGGACGGCAGCGGATGGTCGATCAGGAAACTCCCGCTCCCTTTACTGAGCGCCCCGGCGACGACGACGTTGCCGTTGTTTTGGACTTCAAACTGCGATGCCCCGTTCTTGTCCACACGAAACGGTATTCCAGTTGCCCCCGAACCGATGTTGACATAGACCCCATTCGCCCCCGTCGTGCCCGTGTTCGCAAACGTCGCCGCCCACGCGGAGTTATCCGCCGAGGTTTGAATGAGACGGCCCGCGAGCGTCGTGTCCTGCGATGCGTCAACCGTCAGCGCCTTTGTTCCGGTGACGGTCGTATTGTTCGCAGCCGTCCATATCGACACCTCAGTCGCCGCGTTCAGTCCGGCCGCATTGCCGCCGATGTCCACGACATTCGCAGACGTGGTGCTGCTGCCCTTCACCAACGCGACGTTTTCTTCGGCGTTCGTATAATGACGCCCGACGAAGTAACCCGCCTTGTTGGTCGAGTTCGTTTCGTTGTCCCCAATCCGAAGGGTATTCCAGCCGCTGTCAACGATGTCGATCCTCGCCCCCGGTGTCGCCGTCCCGATGCCGACGTTGCCGCCGTTAGGATTCAAAGCGATGGGATACGTAAGAGCCAAGTTCGCGGAGTCTGTATTTTGAAACCATGCCGCCGCCGAGACAGAGTCGGACCCCATGTCTAGGACCGCCGTCCCGCCCGACTGCGAGAAACGAGCGATACCTGTCTGGGCTGTTCCGGACGAAGCCGGACCACCAATCGTTCCATGCGCGTGGAAGAGGAGTGCCGGGGCCGTCGTCCCGATGCCGACGTTGCCGCCAGTCGCAATCGTCATGCGTGCTAAATTGCTTGTGGAAAATTGTGTAGCTGCCGCACCAGCATTGCCAAAGATCGCAGCATAAGCTAACGATCCTGTAGCTAATTGGCCAGTTACCGTGCCCTCTACGCCCATTCGAGCGTCACCGCCCGTGTTCGACATCTCCGTGTATTGATAACCAGTCGTCGCGGTCGTACTCTGGAAAATCAACGTGTTATTGCCCATCGTGGATGCGTAGAGACCCGAAAGGGACAACGACGTGCCCGTAGCAACGCCGAGCACTGGCGTCGTAAGGGTCGGGCTGGCCTGCATGACAAACGTCGTGCCCGTGCCTGTCTGTGCCGCGATGGACGTCGCGTTACCGACCGAGGTAATCGGGCCTGTGAGGTTTGCGTTTGTCGAGACGTTGCCAGCGGTGAGCCCTGCGGCAGTGCCGGTGATGTTCGTGCCGACGAGTGCCGAAGGCGTCCCAAGCGCAGGCGTCGTAAGGGTGGGTGAGGCCGACATTACGACGTTCCCCGTGCCAGTAATTGCGTTGGAAACCAACCCCTTCGAGCCGTCGCTGAACACGGCCACACTGGCTGTCAATGTGGACAACACGGGCTGAGAGGACAATGTTGCCACGCCCGTGACCCCGAGTGTCCCACCCACCACGGCATTCCGACTGAAGAATCCGTCTCTGGGCCGGGTCGCCCCGGCCTTGCCGATGTCGTAGGTCGCGTCCGTGAAGAGTAGATCCTGGCTAATCGGGTTGGGAATACTCGCAGCGACCACCGTCGTGGCGGCGAGGAGCAGGGACGAGGTGGTCAGTCCAACGCCCACCTGTCGTAACAGAACCGGAGCCGATGACACAATGGCCCCCGGTGTCGCGCCGACGTAATACGTGGTGCCGACAACCACCGTCCCGGCACTGTTGACCTCACCCGCGAGCCTGATGGTGCCGGCGGTGTTAATCGCAATGGCACTCACCGCCACGCCGAGACTCTGCGGGGTCGTGCTCGTCGCGGCGGCGTCCGAGTTGGTCAGATACCACTTCCCGGCCGTCAGTGCGGGGGACTCAGCCGCACTGGAGAGGTACAGCACCTGTCCGGCCGTGACCGCTACGCCGACCGTGCCCTCGATGTCGAGGTTGACTGACGACCCCGGCACGGCCTGGATATTGGTCTGTGTCTCTATCGCCGCACCGGCACTGGTCGTGATCGCAAAGGTGAAATTGGACCCGGCCGGGAGATAGGCGACATACCGACCAGCACTGTCCGTGACAATCGGGTTGGTGTTCGCAGCCGACAACGCCGCGTTGGTGTAGGTCGCCGCATCCACCCCCGTGCCTGTGTCTGTGGTCTTTATCTTCGCCCCAGACACGGCCACGCCATCGCCATCGAGGACGGTCTGATACGGGGTCGGGGTCAGTGTGCCTGCCATGTGTGGTTCCTCTGTGACAAAGAGCGGTTAACGCCGTGCGAGCGGATCCTCAGTGAGCGTCTGGCCGCTCTGGATGCGGTCATTGAGTGGCGGGAGAATGTCTGCCATGGTACGACGTTCTGCTGCTGGCTGACGACCCTCTTCCGATGTATTGGCTTGTCTCATGGCAATGGCCCCTACGCCAGCTCCTGTGGGAATGCCGCGAAGACGTGCATACTCCCCCAACTTATCAAGCAATTTACTCCGAGAGACTTGACGTGTCAGCACGCGACCAAGTGCGGCCGTGCTACCCATAGAAAACAGGCCCCACCCTGCGGCGGGTAGTCCACTGATATATGCCGCTGTCGCTGTGCCAAGACTCATCCCGTAATTGATCGACGTGGCCATGAAAGCCAAGGCGCTCGATGCCTGTGCTGCCGGTCCAAAAATCAAATCAGCAGTCTCAATGATGGAGTTGATCTCTGTTAATTCTTTCTTCGTGAATAGCTTCTCTAGTTTTTCCGTGTCAAGGACGTTTTCCTGCCAATTCTTCATTTGGCCAGCCTTGAACGATGTCGCCTCTGTTTGACCCGTTACAATGCCAGCGCGTTCAGCGACCTCATCGGCAATGCCGAGACTCTTTGATATTTCACCACCCGTGGAACGATTAAATGCATCGGCCAACAACTTCCCGCGAAGTTCGTCCCAGTCTACTGTGGGAAGTTCCTGCTTCAATATGTCGATGTCATCAACTTTAGCTCGCTCAAACACGCGATGTATCTCTTCTGGAGCGGACTTCTGTATTTTGGAAATAACTGAATCGTTAAAGGTTGTTTTCAGTTGCCTCCATGACGCATTCGCATTACGCACCTTGTCGGCCAATGATATCGTCGTGCCGTCTGGGCCAGTCCAGGTGAGCCTGCTACCCTCCGCGGCTTCCTCCATCGCATCGTTGGCGAGTTGAACCAATCGCTTGGACTGTCCTTGGGCTTGCCCACCGATGGCCACATCAGTCTTTCTCGTGAGATCGTAGAGTGCGCTCCGTATCCCTTGATAGGTCTTAAAATCAGCGAAGTCAGGCCCGTCAATAATCTTTTGAAGCTGAGACCGCATAGTGTTTAAGTCTGAACTGTCAATATGACTTGCAATCTCCTCCAATGGCGCGTCCGCGGCTTTCCTGACACCACGAAGCCTGTCTTCCGCGAACGCCTTGAGCGATGCCTTGCTAACTCGGAGCCCATGGGTCAGTTCGTTAATCTCAGTGTATTCCTGCCCTATTGTGTCTTTTGCCTCTTCCAGGGCTTCCTTGAGAGAGGTCTTCGCCCGTTTTCCCGCACCAACTGTCCCACGCGCCCCCGCGGTTGGTGAAATACCTTCAACTACCCTGGATGCCCATTCACCAATGTCCTGTTGCTGTCTTGCTCGCAGTCGATTAAATCGCCCCTCTGAAGTGAACAGCTTTCGAGATAACGATTCAACTTTTGTTACCCCTGAAGCCATGACGCTCCCACGCGCCCGTAATCGCTCGGCCAATGACATGGGAATGTCGGATGCCTTCTTAGGCACGACCCTCCCCACACCTCGGAGTGCGCCAAATGATTTAACCGCAGCACCTGGAATCGCCATCCCAGCAACGCTGCCCAGCGCACTCCCAAGCTCGCCGCGTCCTCCGCGCTCCCCGATTTCAGCCGCCGCAGGCCCAAGCAGGGGAATTGCAGAGGCCGCACCATGCCCAAGCATTTCACTGTAACGGCCCTCGCTGGCTGCTGTGCGTGCCTTGCCAAACTGTTCAACTTGTGCTGCTCCCAAGGCTTCACCGGTTTTGAACGGATGCCTGGCTATCTGCCATAATCCTTTCCCAAGTTCAATCGGATTCAGTTCGGTGGCGACACGACCAGCGGCCTCTCCCAAATGTTCTGAGATGTCCTTTTCCCACCACCCCTTTGGCTGCACAAACGTCGGGAATCTTACTGGATCTTCAGCGAATCCAGACCTTCGATACGCCCTGTATTCCTCCTGTTGGGTACTACTCAGACCAGGTGGATCTGGCGTACGACTAGTTGTCCGTTCGGGGGTACCGCTCCCGGCTTCTATCGGAAGTACGTCCGAGTAATCCCACTTCCCTCTGTCTGGAGGTTTGGGCGCACTGCTCCCAGATTCTATCGGCAGCATGTCTGAGTAATCCCACCTCCCGTTGCTGTTCCTTTGCGGTGCCATGATCTAGAAATCCGGGTTAGCGACTAGGAATTGAGAAACTTTTTCATCACTTGAAAGCATTCCGCGTTCATCCAGGTGCAGACGTACCTGCTGACGTCTTGATCTGGTCATGAGTTCCAGTATTCTCGTTATTTCGGTGCGAGCGGATTCTTCGCTCATGCTAGCTTCAAGCCTGGTTCTGGCATTCTTCAAGATAATTATGTCGTTATCAGTCAATGTTCCTGACATCAACGCTAGGCTCTCAATCGTCATCTTGTCTATGAGGTTCTTCCTAAGGCCCCTGGCATCAGTCGTCTCTTGAATTGTCTTGGGCGTCAATCCGGCCGGGAACCTCCACTCTTCAGCCGCGGCATCCAAGGCTCCAAACGCACCTTCAAAGCCTTCATGATTGAGGAGATCATTCCCTACAGAAATAATGTCATTAGTTAGCTGAGCATCGTAAGTGCTATCCGATTCACCAGTTGAGGAATCGCGACCCGCTCTCGCTTGTGAACTAGCAAGGTTTAGATCCTCCATCCTCTTATTGTGACGTATGGTTTCATTTAACTGCTGTTGTTCCAGATCCAGGCCGCTCTCAAATTGTTCAATTTCTACCTGAGACATCGCCCGCGTCATGTCTCCATACTGGGTAACCGCAGCATCATATGCCTCGGTGCCAGGGGTGAGAGCTAAGATTTTAGAAAGTTGATCTTTGAGGGGTTCTGTCCCTGCTGGTGTCTCTGCCAACCCTGAAATCATCCCGAGCCTTGTCTGGCCAGGGGTGAATACCTGATGACCAACAATGTCGTCTGCCGCCTTGGCTGCATTTGTCAAAGAAGACTGCTGTTCCTCTGGTGACAGATTATGTAATTGAACACGCAAGTCATTGACCACGTCTTTACCAAATCGTAACTCCAGCGCGGCCAAGTTGACATCAATAGCGTCGTCAATCGACAGAACTTCAAGTTCTGCCTGCCTTAAAGCATCAGCCGCGAGTCTTCCTATTAAGACCGTACGGTCTTCGTCGCTTTGAGACTCAAGCGCGTCGAAATCAGAAAACATTTTATTGGTGTTCGTGATGTTTCCTAATACCTCATTGATCACATCAGGACTGACGTTCCCTGCTGACATATCGGCCGCAGCCCGACGAGGATCGAATAATCCTTCATCAGTAATATAACCACGAATGGTTCTCTCTCTGTTTTCAATGGCCCCGTCTGGCATTACGGTTCCAGGGTCTGCCCCTACAGTTACCGATGGATGATAAGCGCCACTCAATGTCCTTGGATCGCTTCCTGTCCATCCTTCACCAAGTGGTCCCCCTGATTGCATACGATCTAGTTCAGTCTCGGTCGGAGCGGCACCGAATGGGAGTCCTTCTTCTACCGTATCAACCCTGATAGGACTGTCAGTTCTCACAGTTGGCTCGACCGGTTCTCCAGCGAAAGGTGGCCCGACCATTTCACCCGTAGTGCGTCGGTAAAACGGTTCATTGAGCACCCTCTCTTGTTCACTTCCTCTGGCGAAAATCTCTCGGGCCTTTTCAAGCTCTCTCTGGCGTCTCGCTTCAGGCGAGTTCCAGTTGGTAATCGCCTGGGAGACAGTATTGCCAATGCCCTGCACGGCCCCGCCCCACGCCTGTCCGCTGGCCTGGGCGGCTTGGGCCTGGGCGTTGGCCGAGGCGATCAGGGCTTGGGCTTCAGCCTCATTGCCACGACCCATCAGGTCGGCAATGGACCCGACGTAGCGGTTCTGGTTGGGTGTATATCTAAATGGAGGCATTACTGTGCTCCACCCAGTTGGTACATCATATCGAAGTTATCTCTTCTGTTCGTGCGCTGCTGGTTGTACTGCGCAACCCACTTGTCATATCCCTGTCTCCAGCCCTGATTCTGCGCTCGTAGTCCAAAGTTCTGAGCGTCTTGGTAATTCCTGGCATTCGTGTTGTAGGCACCAGCGCGTCTGTTCTCGGCGGTCTGGTTCTCATTGAGCCGAGCTATTTCGTTGGTCGTATACCCTTGGAAACGGTTCCGCTCGTTGGTGTTATAGGCGGTCTCTGCGTTACGAACATTCGTGTTGAACGCGCCTGCACGGTTAAACTCATTTATCCCGTATTCGCCTATGGCGTTACCGTAATTAGTATCGTAGGCACCTGAACGGTTCTGCTCGTTCGTGTCATAGGCGGTCGCACGATTACGTTCATTCACGCTGAATGCGCCAGCCCTGTTCCGCTCATTCGTATCGTAGGCGGTCATGGCGTTCCCGAAATTGGCCTCATAGGCGTTGAATCGGTTCCGCTCGGCGGTATCGTAGGTGTCCCGCTTACGGGCATCGACGCTTGCATACTCCTGTGACGCCGAGTTTGCTCCGTAATCGAAGAGACCCTTCATTGTTGCACCAGTTCTACTGATACCGCGTGCGGCACCGCTCCGTTCCAGTGCGTCCAGCCCCTGCTGAAGCCGGAACTGGTAGCTCGGGTCTGCTGCCGCTTCCGCTGCTGTCGGAAGTTCGTAGGGAGCCGCCGCCTCGTATTCATCACGAGCAAACGGGACAGCCCCTTGATACGTCGCCTGCTGATACGGTGTTGCGGGTCGGTACCGGTCGCCCGCGAACGGGGTCGGTGCCGCATAGGCCGGCGGACGATACGGAGCTGGTGGGACATAGGCTTCGGGGCTGTATGTCGCAAGCGGGTTGTAGGGGGTCATCATATTCCCCATCGTGCCGCCGCCACCGCCTGGACCCATCATGCCGCCACCGCCTGGACCCATCATGCCGCCACCGCCTGGACCCATCATGCCATAGGTATTCGGTCCCGGGTTCAGCTGCGGAGGTGCCAATGGACTGTCCTCTGGGTATCCGGCCCAGACAGGCGAAGGGTCGTTTGGTTCAACATCGCCTGTGTCGTCAGTCGTTCCATCGCCCGAACCGGCACCCCACCAGAATCCCCCAGAGGTGTCACCCGCTTGATCGGCACGCATCAGCACGTCGACTTCGTAGACCGGGACGCCATCGCTTTCGATTCCGTTGAAATTGATCTTGTCTTTGCCGTCGAAGGTCGCGCCGCCGAATCGGGCTTGAAAGTCAGCACTCTCAACCATGGCCTTGATTTCTGACGGCTTGGTCAGTCCAGCCAGAAATCCGCCGGCGTCATACTTCATGCTGCCGTGGCCTGATTCCCACTTGGTCTGGTCGAATCCTCCTGGTGCCTGACCGGTGCGCGGAGGAGGTTCCCCTGTATTTCCCGGCCCTGCGGCAGCCTCTTTCAGACGGTTTCCCTCATGCGCTACGCCACGTAACCAGCCTGGGAGTCCCTCAATCCCTTCTGGTCCCCACTCGTTCGTGCCGTCCCACCATGCCTCGAACTCCTCATCTGACATCTCCCGATCAAGATGTTCGAGATACGCAGCCTGCATCTGACCTTTTGCGTCTTCCTTCTCGGGGTCTTCATTGCCGCCGGTAGCCTCAGGCGCGCTATAAAGCCCCGCCTCCTCGGATGTCCGTATCCCGTTGATGGCGTGCCGAACATTCGCGGGAGCAAAATATCGCCCACCAGATAACTGGTTTGAGATTTCCTGCTGCGAGGCATCTCGACCAAGGTATGTCCTGTAGGCGTCCTGTATTTGCCGACTCGCAGACTGGTAGGTATTGCCGCCCTGACTTGCCGCCGATCCTGTGGCTCCAGTATTTGGCGGTATGGTCGTGTTTCCGCCTACGGGAGTATATGGACCACGGCCTCGACCGCCAGCGTAGGGGTCATTTTCAGGGCCACTCGTTTGGTCATCTGAGAACCCCTCTGGAATCATATTGCCCATAGTCTGGTTAGACTGATTCCTGTTTGCTGCATCTCGGGCCTCTTGATCCCGAATGGCTTGAAGCCTGCCCTCTTCTACACGGTCGGCTTGATCCTGTTGGTAGGCTTGACCCTCACCAGAGTTTTGGATCGCATTCAACCAGTCATCGAGTCCACCGCCATGGAATTGACCTGTCGCCCATCCCTCTACGTCCTCTTCTGACGCATCACGGCCGAGGTAGTCCAGGTATGCCTGCCGAATTGCGGCCCGATCTCTATCACTCGCCATGATGTTTACTCCCGCTGCTCTCGTCAAACGAGCCGGTTTTTGTTACGGTCGTTTTGATCACTGTAATCCGTGGGGTCTGGCTCGTAGTCGGGCAGGAACGGCTTCTTGTATACCCATGCATCGGGAGACACGTTGATAGATTCAGCCTTGTTCGGCATCCCCATCATCTGACGCATCGTGTTGAACTGTTTCTGGTTCTCGCCATAGAGCCTGTCATCGGTGAGATTCCTCGCTACAAGCTCATTCCGCCTGTTTACCCCGGTGTCATTATATTGGGCGGACGCATTCATCATCTCGGCTTTCGAGAGTCCGTAATTCTGTCGATCCGTCCATTGCTTGGACTCACGATCTATGCGGTCCTGGTTGCGTAGATAGTCCAATTTGTCCATATTCGACTGACGCTGCAATTCAGCCGCCCGCAGGGCTGCGTCAGTCGTTATTTGTGCGCCTCGACCGGCAGCACCGCTCTGCATCTTGGCAGCGCCGATTGAGCCAAGACCACCAGCGATTCCAGCGATAGCCGTCCCTACTCCAATCATCTTTCTGCTCCTAATCTACGCATGATAAAAATGCAATCTCATGCGCCTAACTCCTTCTGGTAGGAGATTTCCGTCCGAGTGAATCCCATGCGGTCGTAGAACTGTCCGACGCGCTCGGTGGGGGCGATCATTTGGAGCGCCTTGGCCCCATGCTCGATGGCCCACGATTCAGCCGCACGCAGGAGACGGACCCCGTCACCTCGCTGACCCGGCGTGACCCACCAGAACACCTCACCGGCATACATTTCACCAGATAGGAAATGCAGGGTGCAGACGAGTCCGATCATCCCCACCAGAATGCCATCTCGCTCAAGGACCAGAATCGCACCGGACTCATGGCCAATCAAATTGCCCGCAACAATCGCCATCTGCTCGGGGTTCTCGCGCAGGACATCCCGGTACATCTCTGTCTGGGCGAATTGACGACCCATCGCCACCAGGGCCGGAACATCCTCCATGGTCGCCGGTCGAATCACGCGACCAGTTCGCAGGACACGTCCAGACTGTATTGCATCGTCGTGCCCCCCGCACTGACATACGTCGTCGCATAAGTAATCGCGGTCGCCTCGTCCACGCGGGCCAGGACTGTCAGGCTCCCCACCGTCGCGGTCGTGTTGCCGGTCATCGCCGGACTCGCCGTGGTGCAACTCACGCCCCCGGAGGTCCATCCGAACGTCACGATCAGGGACGAACTGGTCGTCGCCGCCCGTGAGATCCGTGCCGACATCGAGAGCCGATACAACCCCGGTGACACCGACAGGATCGAGAAGCTGGTCGCGCTGATCGACGCCGCTTGTGTGGACGCCTTTACGCTCGCTAAAATCTCTGGCGTGGCATTGATCCGGTCGGCCAGGGACAGAAGCCAATAGCGCATCAGAAACGTGAGCCGGCCCGAAATTCGTCCGTTCGTCACGTCCTGCTCGACCACGATGGCCGGCGTCGGTGCGAGATTCGCCATGTGTCATTCTCCCGGCCCCTGAATGTTCCGACCTTCGACATTCGCGCCGACGAGACGCCACGGGATAGGGTCTGAGACCGACAGTTCGGGCACCCAGACGCGATCCGAACTCGCCAGCCGTGTCCAGTAGACCCGCGTATTGAACTCGCCTTGTTTGCCCGCAGAGGCCAATTGTGTGGCGCTCCACCGCTTCAGGTCCGTCGAGGTCCGCATCATCATCTGTGGGTCCACGCCTTGGCCTGTCGAAGTGCCCAGTCCCGGCTCCAGCAGTACGGTCAGGCGCGAAACGAAGAGCCGCCGTCCCTGACCGAGCCACAGTGGGGGAGGGATACGCACGCGGCGAATCACGTCCCCATTGCACTCGGTGGCGTAGTCCGTGTCCATCGTGCAGATCAGGCCCGAGGTGCGGTTCCCGACGAGATGCTGTCCGAACGCATAACAGTGACTGCGCGGCCCCCAGAGGTCGTAGTCCCCGTCGCTACTGTCCCAGACACCCCGCTCGTGCCACAAGCCCGTCGCGAGATCGAACACCCACGTCGCATTGGCACTGGGAAAGGTCAGACAGTAAAACGTGTGGCCCTGGTCGCTATAGACGACCGCTTCCGCATCAGAGATGGTGCTCGTGCGGGCATACCCGGCGATGGCGGTCTCGATGGCGTAGGAACTGATGCGCTGGGGTTCCAGTCCTGTCGCCGCCACCACGACCCCAGCCCCCTCGGCCGTCTGCGAGAGCCAGATCATCGTGTCGTTCGCGAGCTTGACCGAATACGGCGCAGGCGTGCCATACCCGAATACCGACCCCGGCACAGGCGCGAACGGGAACGGGCTGGTCCCGGCGTCATACCAGACCTCGCCCGTCTGCTCACCAATGAGCCAAATCTGCCGGTTGCCGTCCACGACCATCGCTTTCCAGGGGTCTGGGGCAATACTGCGCTGGGCAGACTGCGTGGCGTCCCAGCTCGCGCCGTTGTTCAAGGCGGAAATGTAGAATTTGGAGGCGGCTGAGTCGAAGGACAGGAAATACCCATCAATCATGCCGACCATCGTGCATTTACCGGCGAGGGTGCCGATGCTCGCACTCAACGTATTGCTTGCGATGGTGAGCAGATAGGCGTTGGTGCCTGACCCGATCAGGAGCTGACCGCCTGCGTCTCCGTTGCTCGCAATTGAGGCTGGATTGGGGTCATTGACGACGGTGCCGCTCGTGACGACCGCCGCTGAGTTCGTCTCGTAAATCTGGTAGACGTGCGGGCCCACGACGGAATAACACCGCCCGGCCATGGCGAACAAGGCGCGACAATTCAGGTCATTGACGGTGACATACTCTTCGTAGCCTGGGCACGGATAGAGGGCCGCGCTATGGGGCGATGACGACGCCTGCGACTGCTCTGGATACCAATTGACCGTGCGTTCGCAGTCAGCCCACGGACTCTGGTCTTCATTCGATCCGTAGATGAAACCTGGATACTGGGCCATTAGGTGTCACTGTAGATGTTGTAGTGCGGTCCAGCCCCTCCGAAAATCAATCCGGCGACCCCGCACGACATATCGCTGAGCCGCTCGTTCGCCCGCTTGATGTCGCCCTTGCTCTCAGCGGCGGCTTGCTGGAGGTCAGGGGTCAGTGGCGAGTCGAACGCACTGGCGAGTTCTTTGGCGAGATTGGTCCGCAGGAACCGGCGATACCCAGGCGGCAGCGCAATCGTGTCGCTGATCGCTGAGAACTCACTCACCGGAACGAGCGTGTAAATGACCCCCTGCAACGTCGTGCTTGTGGGGATCGGCCAGAGATAAATCAATCCCAGGCCAGATGCGTAGGTCGGGTTGTAATAGACCGACTG